GACCCAGCGGTACCACAAGAAGGATCTCCTGCCGATCCATCCGCGCTGCGACTGCGCGGTCGCACCGATTGTCGGCGAGCAGGACCCGGGCCAGATCATCAATTCCTCAATGCTCACCATTGGCGCGGTACCCACCGGGCAGAACATCCACGGCGTCAACGTCTACGGCGGCGAGCACACGCTCGATCTCGGCGACCTTCTCGAACCGGTCCACAACGCGATCGAGCAAGCATTCGGTGCGTCCTCTCGGGATGCCCGGTCGGCGATCGACTACCGGCACGTCATCACCGTGCACCACCACGGCGAGATCGGCCCCGTGCTGACCGTCAAGGGCCAGGGCTTCACCGGCCCGTCCGACATCCACTGACCGGCCGACGACAGGAGACCACTGTGGCCGCAACCCCAATCAACCCTGTGAGCATCGAGGTCACGCTCGACGCCCCGGCGGACATCACCAACGGGAATGACGCTGACATCACGAACGGGAACACCACGCCCAACGACGGCAGCGTCCGCCTGATCATCCAGAACACCGGGACCGCGGTCGACACGGTCAGCGTCACTCGTACGCAGACCGTCGATGGTGCCTCGCTTCCCGTGCGATCTATCACCGTCGCTGCGGGCAAGACCATGGTGGTCGGTCCGTTCAGCACCACGGTGTTCGGCGGTTCCCTCCAGTACAAGGCGACCGCCGCCACCACGAAGTTCATCCCGGTCAGCTTCTGACCGACTTCGACCGTCGAGCCCGGATTCCTTGTGAGTCCGGGCTTTTTCATGCCCGCACGAGGGCAAGCGCTACGGCCGCGCTCAAGGCCGGACGACGCCGACGGGCTGAAAACGGAGCACAACGATGGCTGAGAACAACGGCGGCAACGCCGGTAGCAACGACGGCGCGACGACCCCCGCGGCCAATGCCGGTGCGGGGAACGGCACCGACACTACGGCGGCGACCGCGAACACGACGCAGGCCAACGCCGGCCAGACCTTCACTCAGGCCGATGTGGACCGGGTGATCGCGGAACGCCTGGCCCGCGAGCGCGCCAAGTTCGCTGGGTTCGACGAACTCAAGACCAAGGCCGCGGAGTTGGACCAGATCAAGGAGTCGGCGAAGACCGAACTCCAGAAGGCCAACGACGCGCTGGCCGCCGCCCACGCGGACCTCGCCGTCCACAAGGTCGATGCCGTCCGGCGCGACGCCGCGGCCAAGGCGAAGCTCCCGCCCGAACTGGCGAAATACATCACCGCCAGCAACGCCGACGAGGCGCTCGTGCAGGCCAACGAACTCGCGACCCGGCTACGGCCGCCGACCGCCGACCTCCACCAGGGCGCGCGTCACACCGCGAAGCCCGGCGCCAGTGCCGACGACTGGATTCGTCGCTCCGCTGGCCGCTGACGGCCGCTTCGCCCAACCCCCCGCTTCGCAGCAACCGGACCGGCCACGGCCCGGCATGGCTGCCTGAACACGAGGAGCCCACGTGGCCGATTACGACGAGATCATCGAACGGCAGACCGGTACCGACCCGCTGGTCCCCGAGCCGATGGTCGCCGAGATTATCCAGGAGATGCCCAAGGGGAGCCTGCTTCTCCAGCGGGCGGCGCACATCCCGATGGCAGCCAAGACCCAGCGCCAGCCGGTGCTCGAAGTGCTGCCGATGGCCTACTGGGTCGGCGGTGACACCGGCCTGGAGCAGACCACCCAGCAGGAGTGGGGTGGCGTGAGCCTGGTGGCCGAGGAACTGGCCGCCCTGGTGCCGATCCCGAACTCCTACCTCGACGACACCGCGGTCCCGATCTGGGGCCAGGTCAAGCCGCGCCTGGCCGCCGCCTGCGGCAAGCTGATCGACCTCGCCGGTGTGTTCAACGTCAACCGGCCGACCACCTGGTCGCCGAGCCTGGTCCAGGGCGCGATCGCGGCCGGCAACATCGTGGCGGGTGGCACCGGGCAGGACGCCGGCGTCGATGTCGCGATGCTCGGCGAGAAGCTCTCCGAGGAGGGCTACGGCATCAACGGTTGGGCCGCCCGGCCCGGCTACAACTGGAAGCTGAGCCAGATGCGGTCCGCCGGTTCCGGCGTGCCGATCTACCAGCAGAACCTCCAGGAAGGCGTCCAGGCCGGCACCCTGTACGGCTACGGACTGAGCGAGGTCCAGAACGGCGCCTGGCAGAGCGGCTACGACCTCATCGGCGGGGACTGGACCAAGGTCATCGTTGGCATCCGGCAGGACATCAGCTACCAGATCTTCGACACCGGCGTCATCTCCGACGACTCCGGCAAGGTGATCCTCAACCTGATGCAGCAGAACTCCGTCGTGATGCGCGTGATCATGCGCGTCGGTGTCGCCGTGGCCAACCCGGTGACCGAACTGGCCGAGGACGCCGCGACCCGGTTCCCGTTCTACCTGCTCCAGACCCCCTCTGCGAGCTGATCAACGCACGGGGGCGGTCGCGTCCGACTGCCCCCGTGCCTGCTAGCTGAGGGAGAGCTGTTGCGCGTCCTGGCGATGCTCCACCTGTACACCCCGCACCACAACGCGGGCGCCGAAATAATGGTCCACGCCATGCTGCGCGCGCTCGCCGACGATGGCCACACGGTCGACGTGATCCTCTCCCGGGACCATCCCGCGATAACCGACACGTACAGCATCGACGATGTCACCGTCCATCCGCGACACAGTAAGGGCGACCCCGTCCGGTGGCTCACCGGTCCCCGCCGACCAGATGTCATCGTGACGCACCTGGAGAACGCTCACCGGGCACAGATCCTCGGCCAGCTCCACGGCGTCCCGGTCATTGTCGTCGCTCACAACACCTTCGACGAGACGTTCGACTCGGTCGTCCGGATGCCCGAACTCGTCGTCTACAACACCGAGTGGATGCGCCGCGAGTTGACCGGCCGGTGGGAACGTCGCCGCGGTGAACGGCGCAAGCCGCGATCGATTGTGATCCGGCCGCCGGTCAACGCTGACGACTACCGGGTCAAGCCCGGCAAGGCGATCACGCTGATCAACCTCTGCGAGGCCAAGGGCGCCCGGACGTTCTACGCCCTTGCCGATCGCTACCCGGATCGGCAGTTCCTCGGCGTGCGGGGCGCCTACGGGGAACAGGATGTTCGCGAGCGCCAGAACGTCGAGATCCTCGATCACGTGGCCGGCCCCGCCATGCCGGCCGAGGTGTACGCCCGAACCAAAGTGCTGCTCGTCCCGTCGAGCTACGAGTCGTACGGACGCGTCGCGATCGAGGCCGCAAGCTCCGGCATTCCGGTCATCGCGCACCCGACACCCGGTCTGCGAGAGGCCCTCGGGGAAGCCGGAATCTTCGCGAACCGCAACGACACCGACGCGTGGGATGAAGCCCTCTCACGGCTTCTCACTCCCCGCGGCTGGTCCAACAGCTCTCGGGCAGTCGCCGCACGGGCGCAAGAACTCAACCCAGCTGACGACCTTCTCCGCTGGGTTACCGCCGTCAGGGAGGTGTGCCGCCGTGGCCCCACTCCTCGCCACCTTCGATGACGTGTCGATCCGCAGCGACACGCCGCTGCCCGACGGAGCTGAAGCCCGCGTAACGGCCCTCCTGGGCGACGTGTCTGCGCGGGTCTGCAAGTTGGCTCGGCAGGGATTCGCCCAGGAACAAACCACGGATCGCATCCGCCCGATCGGCATGAAGTTGACGCTGCCGCAACGGCCCGTCATCTCCGTCGACGCGGTCGGCGTCATCGACTACCTCGAACACGTCATCCCGGTGCCAATGCCGTACTGGGACGGGGGCGATGAGGTCTGGCTCGACCGCGGCGACATCGTGATCAACCTCGCCGAGAGCATCCGCGATCTGTTCCGTTTCAACACGCCGCTCTGCCAGGTGACGTACACCCACGGCTACGACGAGGTGCCCAATGACATCGTCGGCGTCACCTGCGCAATGGCGCTGCGCGCGCTGTCCACGCCGCAGGCCGGCGCGATCCAATCCCAGACGGTCGGTCCGTTCTCGGTGAGCCTCAGCAAGACGGCCGCCGCCGGATCTCTGGCGCTGACACCGGATGAGCGGGAGATCGTCCTGTCCTACCGGCGGCCGGGCCGAACAGTGGAGCTGCGCTGATGATGCCCTTCGGCATCACGGTCACCGTCCAACACCGTGCGCAGGACCGCAAAGGAAACTGGGGCGTCATCGGTACGGACACCATTTCCGGCTGCGCATGGGCGCCCGGTACGTCCACCGAGGACACGCAGGCCCGGGACCAAGTCGTCGAGACCGGCGTGCTCTACGCACCGCCCAACTCCGCGACCTCGGCCTACGACCGGATCGTGTTCCCGGACGGGACCACGTACGACATCAACGGCACCCCCTCGCCGTACCAGAGCCCGTTCACCGGCTGGGCGCCCGGTGTGGCCGTCCCACTCAAGCGGATCACCGGATAGGAGGTTCCGCGTGCGGATCAGCCGCTGGAACTACGCCGACATGGGCGCCTACCT